AAAAAACCTCTCTCTCTAGCGCAAGCGTCATGGTAAAGAAATATGGAATTTTGAGTCCCCTACCCGATAAATGTCCCACCTGTAGCGGCGAATTAATCGAAGATTGTTCGTGGTGGCACACTAAGGATGGGGCAGATAACAGCGAGCTTACTGACCAGGTTGAACCCGAGCCTGGTTTTGTGGACAAGTCTATCGGAAAATCAAATTTAACAGAAAAACAGTCCAAATCACTTAATGATGGAGATTGGAATAGTGGATTACTCTCTCACCCTTTTGATGAGAATAGTGCCAGTACTCGTTTCTTCAACACAGTGACTAAGACTCCAAAAAGAACAAAAATTTCCTTTATGGAATCGCCTAGTATTGAAGGGCAATCTGATTTCAACTTTAGGTTGGAGTCTGATGGACAGCCGCGCAGGGCTTTGTGTTTACCTGGTTATAAACCTAGTGTCGACACACACAATGGGTGCAACTTTTTTGATTATGTTCTGCGCGCACATAAAAAATGCACCAAACCATTTAAGATAGCCAAGTACATTTTCAATTTGGTTTCTAGTGATTTGGGGTCTAACAACTCCAATTATTGGTTCAAAGAAGATGGAAACGGCGTCTGTACAAATAGCGACAACTCATTTTCCGCTTGGTACAACAAAGTCAGTTCCTACATTATGGACAATTCTCAGTCTATGGATTACGTCATTGATCATGTTGTTTGTACCGCTATGGTGGCCACATATCTCGCATGTAAGAATAAGATCCATGGCATTGTCTTATGCTCAGGTATTTTCGCACTTTATTGGTATCGCACTGGACGTAACGTTTTGAAAGACAACGTTTTCACACACCTTTTAGGTCGTCTAGAGAAGCTTCTTGAGGAGACTCGTCACAAATACTGCAACTACTTCGGATTTGGTGATGGAGTAGATGGCTTGAACAATAATTTCAAAGTTTCTGACATGTATCAGTACCTGGATTTCAAGAGCAGCAAGATCAATCCCACCTCATTGTTTGCTTTTGAATCTGGAGACGACTCTAAGCCAGGTTGGCACAAACTCGTCCAGGGTATTGAAGGATTTTACAAGGAACTCATTGGACTTAAGTTAGTCCCTCTTCTTTTGGGGATGACAAGCGTTGTAGCAGTCTCAGGTTTCTGTGCTTTGACGGGTCGTAATTATGAGGATATTTCAGATTTTGAAGCCTCCGATTACCTCAACGTTGAAAACCAAACCATTTCAAATGTTTGGGAAGCCATTAAAGCGATTTATTCTGATATCAGGACCTATTTTGATTACAAGTATACAGCTGATAAGAAGACCACTTACTTTGAGTTCAAAAAACTTCGTAAAGATGTTGCTGAATGGGCCAAAAATGGCAAGGAATTAGCAATATTCATTCCCCAAGGTAAATGGGCCACTTTGACCGTTGTCCAGCAGTTGCGTTGGCGTCTTGATTTTGACAAATTTCGACAATTTGCTGAGGATTCACTTATGTCTAAGAAGAATTTCGAAGTTCTCCGCGTTTTGTATGGCCCTAACTCAAGTCGTGTGCTTCAGCTTAAGTCTCTGTACATTGAGTTATATAACCATTACATCGTTATTTTGGCACACAAATTTAGGCCTGCCGCTTATGGTATCAACATTGAGGGTGGCACAAATGTAGCTAAGACTGAGCTTGTAAGCATTCTTCAACAGTTCATTCTGAATCATCATTTGAAGTTGCCTAGGGAATCGATGAATGCACTTACGTACTTTTACAATGGTGATGATTCCACCTTTTGGGATGGCGCTTCTTCTAATCAGCTGCTTTGTGTCATGGATGATGTCGACAAATACGTTAGTGATATTGAACCTGAGGGTAACAAGGGCGTTAAAGCTTTACTTCAGATTATGAATAATGCTCCCTTCCTATTGAATATGGCTTCACTTGAGCTCAAAGGGAAGGTTTATGCTCTTTATTATGCTCTCATAGGCACTTCGAATACAATCACTAATATGAATGGGAAGTCTACATTTGATATTTCAAAGACATACAAACATCCGGGTGCTGTTGCTCGCAGGATTAAGGACATTTTGCAAGTGTTGCCCAACCCAAAGTTTGATAATGGTCATGGTTGTATCGATGCCCAAAAGTTGGCAGAATTCGAACAGGAAAACCCTGGTGAGGTTCCTGATGCTTGGCTTATTAAGGTGCTTAAGACTACTGCGGCAAATGATGGCTACCATGTCTCCACTCCTGTATATCGGCTTGAACCTAATCCCCGCATTTTGGCCCAATACAATAATAATTTGTCTACGGCCATACGTGAAAATCCTGGCGGAATATACACTTTTACCATTGTTGATTATCTCAACTATCTTGGTCCTGCTTTGGAGAAGCATGATTTCATCCAGGAAGCTATGTTCAAACAACAGCATCTTGGGCATGATTTTGCAGCAGCTGGGATTAAGGAAACCAAAGGTGTTCCACTTTCGTTCCGCGATTTTGTTGGGATGGATGATCGTGATCAGTCACAGGATGTTGACCAACCTCCGGACGTGGATACGTCTCTACAATTGCAAAGTAAAGAGGTTCGTATCAATGATTTTGGCGTTGATGTGCTCTATTGGATCTTTTGGCTTCTTGCCATGGTGTGTGGCTGCAATTTGGTTTGGTGTGTTTATGCTTGTATGGTTCATATTTGGTATTTTCTTTATGATTTATATGAGAGTATTGCTCTGTTTTGTCGTATTGTCAGGAGGACTGGCGGTTTTGTTAGGACTGTTCGGTATTACCGTGATAGTTCTCGTGTGCGAAGTTGGGCTGAGGCTAACAAGAAGGCTATTGGTGCAATTGTGGTAGGTTCAATGGCCTTTGCTGGTGCCGTTAAGGCTTGCAGTTATATTGTTAAGTCTAACAAACGTGAACTCCAATCTGGACAACCTATTCGTACAGTACCAGCGCCTCATTCTGCCGATAAACTCCCCAAATATGCTGCTCCTAGTATGACTCCTGGGCTTAAGCTTAGCAAGGAGATGCATTCTGTCACGAAAGACGTTTTGGTTAGTGGTTCCACTTGCAATAAAACGTTCATTGCGAAATTTGTTTTCCGTGATAAGGTTGCGTCACTTCGTAATGAAACTCATGGTACCATTATTTCTTATCAGAAGAATGCGCCACCTAGAATTTTCTTGAACAAGCATGCCCTGAGGAAGTATGAAAACAAACCGCCTGATGAATGGTGTGTCGAAATATATGGTGTCAGAGCACATTCTGAAGAACCCATTTGTTTAGATAGCGATCTTTTCTTATCAATGTTGGTCCGTTTAGGTGAGGGAGACAATAGGGATTTAATCATGATTGATTTGAAACCTCCACGTGGTTGTAATTACACCATTAGAACGTTTCCCAAGAATGAACAGTATTTGTTGACCCGAGACAATTTCTTTGATAAACGTAAAGAGTTGACTAACGCCTTGAAGGATGTTAATGTAACTTTTGTTTCACTCGAGGAGAACAACTTTAGGGTTAATAGGAATGGTTACGTTGAAACAACTGATATTGGCATGATTATTCAGGACAAACACGGACCTTATGATTTTGGGCCTAATATACTGGTTGTAATGGAGGAAACCACCGTCGCTGGAAAATGTGGGAATCCGTATTTATTGCAGAGGATTAATAAACCCAATCAGGGGGAAATAATTGAGTGCGCTTTCTTGGGCATTCATGGAGCCGGATCTGGAAACAATGGCCATTTTGGTAAGCTTGTAGTTCCAATTTGGGCTGAAGATGCTTTAATTCCTTCCTCGATTTCAGTAGAAGTGAGGCAACCTCCTGTCACTCCCCTTCAATATGTTCTTGATTCCGGTCTCAATGAGCATGATCCCACTAAGTTTTCTGAACGTAGGAATCAATTTTCATATTATGAAGATCGTGGTTGTCAATACCCAGTCCAACCAGAATGCATTATGCACCTTCCTAGGATAGAAAAGAAACAGCATGGTTGGTCAAAGTTTGTTGAGGAAAAGGCAGCTGTTTCTGCTGGTACCATGTTTAGGCCTATTGGACGTTTCAGTATGTCCACCGCCGCTTGGCTTGGCCAAACATTAGGTGAGGCTTGTCCCGACATTAATGATCTTTCTGCTCATTTGTATGGAACGTGCAAGGTCATAGATATTGAGGGGAGAACTTATACCGTGGCTCTTGGCAATTTCAAGTCTGATTGGGATTACAGTCCTTTGTATTGTGACATCAACGAGGTACAACTTGAGACTGCTTCTGAGATCATTTCCACCAACAAACTGCCACCTGATCGACATGTTACTTTTGTTAAAGGCGCAGAATGTTTGCATGGTGAGGTTGAATACAAGAAGTTGAACAACGATATGCTTTCTCGTTATGACATTGCAATGGTTTTGTCTGACATTGCTTCCCAACCTGCTTATAATGATTCTATTGCTAAGGACATGCTTGAGGCTGCTGACCATTACTTGGATAGCGTTCTACCTTATATCAACCTTCAGGAACATCTTGTGATATATCCAATTGATGAGGGAATCCCAATTAACGGTTATGTTGGTGAGGACGGAGTTAGGTTTAAGTCACTAGATGCATTGGCATGGGTCACCAGTCCCGGACCACCTTTCACATATATGAATCAAAGTTCAGGCAAAACTTCGTGGTTTGTGGAAGTGGCTCATCATCCCGATGGAAGGATTGAAAGGGCTATGGGAGATACTCTGTCTCGTTTTGTTGACGAGTGTCGTGCCAGGTTGCTTGAGGGCCACCGGGTTGTCCACCAGACCTTTTGGAAGGATGAGTGTGCCAACCCCACTTCTGAGGGCATCAGGAAACCCAAGCGTCCCATATTTGTGGGCCCCCTGTACTTTAACCTCTTGATGAGGGAGTACTTGTTGTCACTCAATAGGACGATGGCGGCCTTCCCCTTCGTTTTCCAGCAGGCAGTTGGTTTTGATTCATCATCGCAGCAATGGGCTCAAGTTTATGATTACGTCTTTGGTACCGATCGTGGAAATCTGGTGTTTGACGGCGATTACCGCAAATTTGATAGGGGCCTATTGCAGGAGGTGACTGATGCAGTTCGTTACTTCATATTGACGTTGTGCATCAAGAGCCAGAATTATGGTGAGAAGGACCTAATTATGGTTAACAATCTACTCAAATGTGCTACTTCGCCAGTCGTTAATGTCTTCGGGACAATTTATGGGTTCCGGAGTGTCAATACTTCAGGAAATCCTTTGACGACTCAGATCAATTGCATTGCCAACAATATTTTGATTTGGTATGTACTGAAGAAGAAGTACAGTAGTCTCAATTACAGCGATGTTCAGTTGCTTTACAAAAATCATGTCAGGGCGATGACTTATGGTGATGACAACATTATTGGATGTGTACATCATTCAGAATATGGACAGGTGATTTCTTGTGTGGATATGCAAAATTACCTTAAAGGCATCATTGGTTATACTGATGCTGCCAAGAGTTCAGTTGTTGAACCCTATTCCCCTCATGATAAGATCACCTTGCTCGGCAGATTCTTTATCGAACAAGATGGCGTGATTTTTGATAAGTTTGAGCTGAAGAGGTTGTGGCGCATGCTTTTAACCTACAGAAGGCGCAAAGGTGTTACTGTCCAGTCTACCCTTAGGGATATTTACGATAGTGCCCTTTATGAGCTTGCTAGGTATGATGAAGCCCTTTTCAACGAAATCAGGGATCTGCTGATTGTTGGACTGACTAACCTTGAAATGGAGACTAGAGGCATTTCTCGCACTAGAGATCAGATAATCAACGCATATTTTCGGAATAATCATGGGCAGGAATTGAACTACAACTTTTACCGTGACAGACTTATGGTCCACAATGCACGTGGTTTTATGGAAGACCCGCGTTTCATGGAATGTTGTCGTTCTGGAAAACATTATGAACTGCAAAGTGGCGAATGTCAACCTATGGTCCAACTCCCAGTCAACTATACGGCAGCTGACCTCCGTTGTTTGCGGCTTCAGGAATTGTCCAAAGTGCCCTTCCATTCAGTTTGTGATCAATCGACTTGGTGGTTTGAGGAATGTGCCACGGCACTTATTCTTCTCAAACTTTGGGCAACTCTCTTCTTGTTTGTGGCTTATAAAGCACAATTCCCAATCGTTTTACACTATTGTGTTAGGCATCGGCCCCTACTTGTCCCGGGTAATTTCTGGGGCATGGTTTTGGGGTGGTTATGGGTTATGGCAAGTGAGGGTTTTGTCAGTGCCACTATGCAATAAAAAAAAAAAAAAAAAAAAAAAAAAAAAAA